TGTGGTCATCGATTCAATCGGTAACCTTGCATCCAAGAAAGAACTCGAAGATGCACTAGACGAAAAGTCAGTCGCCGATATGTCACGAGCTAAGGCACTGAAAGGTTTGTTTCGTATGACCACACCCTATTTGACAATGAAGAATGTCCCCTTGTTGGCAGTCAATCACACCTATAAAGAAATCGGTTTGTTTCCTAAAGACGTTGTGGGTGGTGGTACAGGTATTTACTACTCTGCTGATAACATCTGGATTCTGGGTCGGCGACAAAACAAAACCGGAACTGAAATCACGGGATATGATTTTATTATCAATGTGGAGAAGTCACGTTACGTAAAAGAGAAGTCAAAAATTCCCGTCTCAGTTTCGTGGGAAGGTGGTATTGACAAGTACAGTGGTTTGCTTGATGTTGCTTTGGCCTCTGGTCATGTTACTAAACCATCTAATGGATGGTATCAAAAAGATGGTCAAGATAAAAAATATCGAGCATCAGAACTTGATGGTAGTTTCTGGCTTGACATTCTTCAGAACCAATCATTTACAGAATATGTTGAAAAGATGTATAAAATAGGTCATAATGGAACTTCACTAGAACTTGAATTGGAAGAAGAATGAAAGAAAACGTTGACTACCAACTCATACCAACACCAGTTGAAATGGGAGATGGTTGGGATGTTAGATTTCTGACTGGTGAATATCCCGAAACAGTTATTCGCTATGGTGTTGTTAAATTTGACGGCAACCAAAAACGACTGACGTTTGATTATAAAATAATTTACTCACCAGACCCAGACGTAGAAGAAAACGACCAGATGCTTGAAAATCAAGCTACGGAAGTTTTACAAGATATTCTTCGTGTTGGTGTTGAAAATGGGTATGTGAAATTTAAAGACCTTGAGGCAAAATGAATATAGAATTAGAAAAGACTATTCTACGAAACATTCTTACCCAAGAAGATTTTATGCGGAAGGTTTTACCTTTCGTTCAGAAAAAATATTTCGAGGGTGTATATCGTGAGTTGTTCGACCAAGTTACCAAGTTTGTAACCAAGTACAACAAACTACCTACACTCGAAGCGTTCAAAATCGAACTTGATGAAGTTACGACGATGAACGAAGAAATGTATACGCACGCTCTTGATATCCTACCTGATATCTTCACACCCAAAGATGAAGATGATGAATGGTTGTTAGAGACTACCGAGAAATGGTGTCAAGACCGAGCGGTATATAATGCTATCATGGAATCTATTCAGATTATTGATGGCAAACATCAGAAGTTGACCAAGAATGCAATTCCTGATGTGTTACAAAAGGCACTGGCGGTTTGCTTTGACACTAATGTAGGACATGATTATTTAGAAAATGTAGAAGAGCGATACGACTTTTATCATGAGCAGGAGGAGAGGATTCCGTTCGACTTGGAATACTTTAACGAAATCACTAAAGGTGGACTCCCCAATAAGACTCTGAACATCGCACTGGCTGGTACAGGCGTGGGTAAAAGTCTTTTTATGTGTCATTGCGCCGCCAACTGCCTTTCCCTAGGCCGTAATGTTTTGTATATTACGATGGAGATGGCTGAGGAACGAATCGCAGAAAGAATCGATGCGAATCTGTTGAATGTTCCGATTGACCAACTCGACCATTTATCAAAACCTATGTTCTTGGATAGAGTGTCTAGTATACGAGAAAAGACTGATGGTAAACTCATTATCAAAGAGTATCCAACTGGTCAGGCTCACACGGGTCACTTTCGTGCCCTAATGAACGAACTTCGATTGAAGAAATCATTCAAACCTGAGATTGTATTCATAGATTATCTAAATATATGTGCGTCATCTAGAATGAAGGGCATGGGGGGTGCAATTAATTCTTACTCATATATCAAATCAATTGCTGAAGAGATTCGTGGACTTGCAGTAGAATTTGATGTTCCTATTTTATCCGCAACACAAACAACACGTTCTGGTTATGCAAACTCTGACCCAGGCCTTGAAGACACCTCTGAATCGTTTGGTCTACCTGCTACTGCTGATTTAATGTTCGCTCTTGTCACGAGTGAAGAGATGGAAAGTCTCAATCAGATTATGGTGAAACAACTTAAAAACCGATATAATGACCCTAATCAAAATAAAAGATTCGTGATAGGGGTTGACAGAAGTAAAATGAAGTTGTATGATGTAGAACAGTCTGAACAAAATTTAACAGATGACACAGTTGATGATGGGCCGGTGTTTGATAATTCAAATGTTGGTCAACGATTGAAAGGTTTACGTATTCAATAGTAAGGAGAATATAAATGGTCAATTTATCACCAACAGAATTAACTTTGATATTCTTAGTGTGGATGACGGCGGCTCATTGGTGGGGTCGCACGATTGGAGCTAAGAAAGCGTTTGAAAGTCATTGGCAATTTATGGCAAATTCTTTTTGTCGAGATGGAGAAACACTCACTGCGGAATTCGTTGATGAAACTTCTTCTTATACTATAACAGCAACAGACGTGGAAGGGAAGAAAAGGAAAATAGTCTAATGGAAAAATCGATAACTAGGAAACTAGCTTTCGCTTGTTTCGGAGTTTTTTGGTTTTTTGTTTTGTACTTTTTTGTAGATTGGGTGGTTTCTGATGCGAAACAAAATTTTCAACAACCACAAGTTACAGTTGACAAAGAGACAAAGATTATTGTTGAAGAGGAAATTGTTGTCACAGCAACTGGACCAACAGTTGAAGAGGAGCACCTTAGAGACGAACGTTACTGCCTTGCTCTCAATATTTATCATGAGTCTCGCGGCGATTCTTTTGCTGGACAGTCTGCTGTAGCTGACGTTGTGATGAATCGAGTTGAGGATACCTATTATCCTAATACAGTATGCGAAGTTGTTAAACAAACTGTCTGGGTTGAGAACTGGAAAGGTAACATAGTTCCTAAACGACACATGTGTCAGTTCTCTTGGTTCTGTGACGGAATTAGTGATGACCCAGGCGATCCGGATGCTTGGGCAGAATCATATATGATGGCAGAAGAAGTTTTCGATAAAGGTAACTGGCGAGGAATAACAGAAGGTGCGACACACTATCATTCACTGCAAGTTAGGCCTAAGTGGGTTAAAGACCGTGGTATGACATATACGGGCACAATTGGACAACATGAGTTTTATCGATGGGAAAGATAGTAGGATTTACAGCAAGTACGTTTGATTTGCTTCACGCTGGACATGTGTCAATGTTGCGAGAAGCAAAAGAACAGTGTGATTATTTGATTTGTGGATTACAAGTAGACCCTTCACTAGATCGTCCAGAAAAAAATAAACCCGTTCAATCATTGGTAGAACGATACACTCAATTGTCTGGTGTTAAGTATGTAGATGAAATCATACCATATCAGTCAGAAGAAGATTTAATTGATATTTTAAATATGGTCAATATCGATATTCGTATCATAGGCGCAGAATATAAAGACACGTCTTTCACTGGTCGAGCCACTTGCGCTAAGAGAGGAATTGAGATATACTTTAATAAAAGAGACCACAGATTTTCAACAAGTGATTTGAGGAACAGAGTAAGTGAAAAGCAGAGTTAATTACAAGTTTTATGAAGACAAATTGATTCGGGAGTTACAAGAATATGTCGACAACACATACGACCAACATTATGCGACGGATAAGTACCAGGCTACTGATGTCATTATTGATTCTGGTCACGGTACTGGGTTTTGCTTGGGTAACGTCATCAAGTATGCAAAGCGATACGGAAACAAAGGAAGTCCCTGCGATGCAAGAAAAGATTTAATGAAAATCTTGCACTATACTTTGATTCAAATGTATATTCATGATGAAGAAAATAAAACTGTATTCTCGCCAGCACCTGGCCATCACAGTATAGATAATGTTACTCCTGATGATTGGAACAAACTAACAAACAAGAGAGGTGAACATTAAATGCATGAGTATAGATGTAAACTGGTTAAAGTTGTTGATGGTGACACTGTAGATGTTGACATCGATTTGGGTTTTGGAATCTGGTTAAAAGATGAACGTGTACGTATAATGGGAATTGATACACCAGAATCTCGTACAAGAGATAAAGTTGAGAAGGCGTTTGGTCTTGCTGCAAAGAAACGGTTAAAAGAGTTGCTCGGTAAAGAGTGTGTTCTCAAAACACAAGTAGCGAAGAACGGTGAAGACATGAAAGGTAAGTTCGGACGTATTCTTGGTGACTTCACTGTATATGATGTGAAGAATGATGCGTGGCGCCCTGCGACACAAATCATGATTGATGAAGGTCATTGTGTGCCTTACTTTGGTGGTAGTAAAGAAGAAGTTCAAGCACAACATATGATTAATCGTCGCCGACTTATCGAAGAAGGTATCGTTGATATGACACTGGAGAAAGCTGGCCTTGTCTGATAATATACCCCAAGCGAATACAACCATAACTCTCGAATGCGATTGGGACGGTAACTTTAAACTCATCGATGCTGAAGGGATTATATGGTACTACAAACGTGAACGATGGGATGAGTGTTCGAAACATATGTGGGATTTAATTAAACCAGCTCAAGGAGACCCTAAGTAATGGCTTGATGTGATATATCTGATTCCCAAAGGACAAACAAGGGAGTCACATGATTATCACTTGGACTAGATGGAGATTATGTTGAGACATTTAAAAAATACCAATTCCCCCTTTGAAACATTCTGCTACCTATGGTTTGATGCCAAAAATCGTATGTTCTATCTGGGAAAGCGTAAAGGACATCCCGATGATGGTTATACACATTCATCCTCTGTAATGGAAGCATTCACCAAAAAGACTATTCCGACATATATGCATCGTAGAATACTTGCAACGGGTACAGAGCAAGAGATGATTGATCTTGAGAATAAATTACTCGAAAATCGTAAACGATGTCCAAGACGTTGGGACAAATATTATAACGTTGCCACTTGTTTTCCACCACCACCCATGTATGGTGAAGACCATCCAAAATGGAAAGGAGGGATATGGTCTGACCCTGAAAAGATACGTGACTATAAACGTAAATATCGTGAAAAGAATCCTGAAAAGATACGTGACTACGAACGTAAATATCGTGAAGAGAATCCTGAAAAGATACGTGAATCCAAACGTAAATGTCGTGAGAAGAATCGTGAACATTATCGTGAATATTATCGTGAATATCGTGAAAAGAATGCTGAACATAGACGTGACTACGAACGTCAATGGCGTGAAAAGAATGCTGAACATAGACGTGACTACCAACGTAAATATCGTGCCAAGAAGAAAGCAGAGAAAGCAGCAGGAAATGGTGTAGACCTCACCCAATTTGTGGGATTTAATTAAACCAGCTCAAGGAGACCCTAAGTAATGGCTAGAAAAGACCTTGATGTGATATATCTGATTCCCGAAGGACAAACAAGGGAGTCACATGATTATCACTATACTGTTTACAAGAAACGTAAGCACCCCGAAAAATTTAGGATGAAGAAGTATAATCCTAAGTCTCGC